TCGGAGGTTCGTCGCCGTATTGCCCGGAAGTTTCGGGAGCGCGCGCCACATGTGCAAAGGTTGACCTGTGATGAATTTGTTCAACAGTGTCCTGCGCATAAACGCGTACTATACGCCCAGGCGGCGGCGGAGTTCCGGCATCGGGGTTGGTCCCGACGGGATGCGATACTAGGGTCTTTCGTTAAGTTTGAGAAGATTAAGTTCGCTCCCTCGGGGCCCAAATCCGACCCTTGCCCTCGACTGATTCAGCCTCGGTCCGTCGTTTTTAACGTGGCATTGGGTAGGTACACACGTGCCGTTGAGAAAGGGTTGTATATGGCAATCGCGGACGTGTGGGATGTGGATGAGGGGGAATTGGTCGTGATGAAAGGATTGGGTGTCGTTGAGGTTGGTGAACAGTTGCGTCGGAAATGGCTTAAGTACCATCAGCCAGTAGCCGTAGGACTTGACGCCAGCCGGTTTGACCAGCACGTGAGCGTGGATGCCCTTAAGTGGGAACACCTTGTTTATCGTGCCATTTTTGCTGGATGTCCCGGGAGTAATGACCTTAAGAGGTTGCTTAAGTTGCAACTTGAGAATAGGGGTCGAGCGGTGGTCGACGGGTATAAGGTCGACTACGAGTGTGAGGGATGTCGGGCGAGTGGTGATATGAACACGGGGTTAGGCAATTGCCTCATCATGTCGTGTCTGGTCTGGTTGTACTGTCGAGAGAGGGGCGTTGATGCTAGCCTTGCCAACAATGGGGATGATTGTTTGGTGTTTATGGATCGCCGTAGTCTGGGGCGGTTCATGGCTGGGCTGGATGCGTGGTTCCTCGAGATGGGCTTCCGGATGGAGTGTGAGACCCCAGTCTTTGAATTCGAACGTTGCGAGTTCTGCCAATGTCAACCAGTGTGGTCCGGTTATGAGTGGGTTATGGTTCGAAACCCATTTACGGCAATGTCGAAAGACGTGATCGCACTCGGGCTGCGCACCGATGATGAGTACCGCAAGTGGTGTTATGCGGTGGGAGTCGGCGGCGCTAGCTTGTACGGTGATATGCCATTGTTTCAGGCTTTCTACCGTAGGCTGGCGGAGGTTGGAACGAAGTCTCGCATTAGCAGGTCCTTGATGTATCAGTCTAGTGGGTTTTACCGGATGTTGTCATATCAGGTACGCCGGTCCACAGGACGTGAGGACGTTGTTGATGCTTGTAGGCTGTCATTTGCCCGCGCGTTTGGGATCAGTCCCGCCTTGCAGGCGTTATGGGAGGGCATGCTCGGGCAGGTCGACTACTCGGTTGGGAGCGGTCGGCCTGTCGGTACCGAGCTCGGGCTTGTCTTCCCCGTCTGACCACCTGGGAAAAGTAATGAGTACCAGAAAGTCCAAAGCAGTGCCGCGGCCGGGCCCTGCTAAAAAGAATAATAGGCCGAAGTCGGCTCCAGTTAAGCGTGGAGCTGCCAACCCAATTTCCGTGAACAATAGGGGTGGCCCCCGTGTTCCCCGCACTACTATGAGTGCCGGGGGGACCGTGGTTAGCCACACGGAAACATATGGGGTGGGGGTCACCGGTTCCAACCCTTTTGAACTGACGAGTACCTGGGCCGTGCAACCGGGCATTCGTTCGTACAGTGAGGGCACGCCGCTTGGAACTTGGCTCCCACAGATTGCGGGCAATTTTGACAACTACGAGATAATGAAGCTTAAGTTTCATTTCCGGACCGCTTGCTCTACATTGGAGAAGGGTATCGTCATGATGGCTTACGAGCCTAATCCTGATGGTGCCCCACCCACATCGTATCAAGACGTTCGGAACATGCATTCAGTTGATGGAACAGTTCATTCCAATCTCGCCTTTGATGTCACCCCCCGCCTGCGAGGCAAGAAATTGCTGACCAGGCGTGGCACCGTTTATTCGTTGCCAAATTATGACGCCGGTAAGGTTTATCTTGCGACCATTGGTTGCACCGACGACGTGATTTTGGGGTTTGTTGATGTTGAGTATGTTGTTAGACTTACCAACCCGCAGTCGGGCAATTCCACGACTAATTCCATTCCCCCGACATTCCCGACGCCAGTTAGTGTATTGCGTTGGGATCTCAATAATATTTCCTCTACGAACTCCGACGATGTGGGAGTCGATAAGGGGCTGTACCCGTTTTCACGGGGCATCAACGTTGGCACAAACTACGGAGCATCGCTGTTCACTTCGGTGACCGCCTCGTTCCCGATTGACACTGCGTGGGGTGGTGATCGTTTTAAGAACGATTCCACTGCCATCAATTGTCTGTCGGTTACTAACGCTGGCCGTTATCGCATTGCAGTCCATCTACCGTATGATTTCCAGGACCTTAAGTTGTTTACGGTCTGTCCGTTCGTCCGTCGTGGGGTTGTCACATCCGTGGCCCAACGGGCGAGCGCGAAGGCTGTGGGTTCTGCGGAGTATACCCTCGTTGATTGTATGCCCTTCGCCCTACGTGGATTCGCCGGCGTTGCTACCGGTGACCCTAACCCGGCTACTGACATGCCTGCGGTTGGCTCTTGGGAGGTGCAGTGTGCCGCTGGCGACCTATTAATGGTCTGCATTGGCATTCGCACCTACAACATCAGCCCACTGAACGCCACTGTCAAGTATGCATCCGGGCTCGGGGCCGCTTGGTTTCAGGCCGAGTTCTTGGGAAATCCCGTGTTAATAACTTAATAATAATTTAATAATCATCTATTAACTCGAAAATGTTAGACAAAAATATACCACTTCGTGGGTGGGGGGTCGCCGTTCCCTATCCCGTCGTATCGTTGTCCTGGGGCGACATGGTCAGGACATTGCCCGGTGCGGATCCAGCCGCATTGGGCCACACGCGGTGTAGACAGTGGGGCGTGCTGATGCCCCACACGACCCTGGGTGATTGGGGTCTAGGTAACACGGTACCGAAGCACGGAAGTCCTGGCCATGGCGTTGGTCGGGTGAAGGGCGGTCTGTAGGCCTGGGGGGGCAATATTCCCAGGTTCCGCTCGGATGAAC